GGTTTTGATAAGTTGTTTGTTCTGTTACTTTTTCACCTAGTAACTTTTGTAAAGCTTCAATCTTTACTTCTAATTCTGCTTTAGTCATAATGGTTTATTTAATTGGTTTATTATATTATCCGTTTGTATTCGTATTTGGTTTGTATTATTTTTTATATAAAAACTTCTTTAGCTCTTCAATTACTAATTCAAAAGCTTCATGATAGTCTTCATAAAACTCATCTGGATTACTTTCGTCTTTACCTATAAGCTCATAGAAACTATCATCTATAGTTTTTAATGCTCTTTGGTATGTTTCTTCTGCAACGTCTTCTAGTCTAACTAGCTTACCGTTATACCTTGTATCTTTGTAAAATGGACTTTTAAAGTCTACAGTACCGTCGTCTTTGTATGTTAGTTTGTCTTTGTTCATAACTTAAAATCCTTCGTTTAAAGCTTCAGATAAATTATATCTATGCCCGTTAATAATTAGTTGTATCTCGTCTTGTGGCGTAGAGTCTGGGTGTACTATATCGCCAAATGGTAAACCTGATGGATTATTCCACTCACGATCTTTGTTAGCTTGTCTACGCTCTTGCTGTAAACACTCAATAACATAGTCGTTAATTAAGTATGTAGGCTTTTGGTAATAGTTTTTTAGTATAAAGTTAGCTAAATATACTAATCGCTCGTCGTATGTTGGAATAAGTTTTCGCACTGTACAAGTCCAGTCTTTGTAACCTGATGGTACAGTTTTAGTCTTGTTGATTTGGTAAGGACTTGTGTTATACTCACTTACGTTACGCACATAGCCTGATCTATAACAAGCAAAACGTAAAGGCTTGGGTATCAAGCTTTGATACATTTGCTGTATAGGTAGTTCGTATACCTGTGTACCATTTTTCTTTTGTCGTCTAGTTGAAACGTTCTTGATGCCTAGCATGTCGAACATTATCATTGCTTCGTCTACTGTTGTTATTTTATTCATAGTTCAATTGTTTCTGTAAATACTTTTGCATCAGAGTGTGACATCCACTCGCAGTCTTTTAAGTTGTGACCTTGATCAGCTATAATTATTTCAAAGTCTTCTGCTTGCATGTTTTCGTTAGCGTTCTCTAATTCATACTGGTATACTCTACCATCTTCAAAGTCTAATACTGTTAATACTACCATAATTATTTATTTAATTTATTTAGGATTTTTTTACATGTTTCTAATACTATTTCTACTGCTTTATCTTCATCTTGTTTTTTTAACTCAGTGATAACCATTCTAGCAAATAATCTTGCTCCGTCTTTTAATTTCATATCTATTTATTTTAATAAAACGAGGTGGCCAAGTGAGTACACACAGTTTGTCTCCATATATCGGGCCGGTCCACTGTGCAAGATCACTTTACAGTGTACACATCTCACGCGCCACGCTCGTATTTTTATTTAAGGCAAGTGCCGTAACCTTTACGACTACCTGCTTTTATTAGTGCTGCAGACTGTGCCTGCGACACTATTTGTATTGTATTACCTGTTTTGTGATTAGTGAGTGGAGCACAAGCAACACGCTCGATACCACTACATTTAACACAAGTCTTGTACCCATACTTTTGTCTTACAGGGTGTATGGATGCACCACATCTACAATATTTTACCATAGTTAATAAGCTTTTGTCATATATATTATCTAATGGTAGCCGATTTTAATTTGTGAAAGTGTTTTAGTGTTGTGTACAGCAAAACGCTAACACGGCCAAATTACTACAATATTAGGCATATATAAATCTTTTTAGTGCTACTAAATAATAGTAGAAAATTAAGTATACTGTTAAGTCGATCGGTGTCATTAGTTACCTTGTGCTTTTAACTCGTTAATGTACGCTTTAGTCCACCCGCAACCATCAGGCGCATGCTCGTTCCAAAACTCCAACTGCTCTGACTTTTTGCTGAACATTTCATGCAAGCTATCTAGTATAACTTCTTTGCTTATTCTGCCAGAGTTGTACACTCTGAAGTCATCACTCATATTGTAGTGGTGATCGTGGTGTTTAATTGCTAATGCTAGCTCTGCTAGCTTCTGCTCGCGTAGTATGTCTTGTGCCATAGTATTCATAGTTATATAGTTTTTAAGTTGCCAAGCGCTACATTGCTTGTACGGATGTCATACTGATTTTTAGTAACTTCAACGGCATACTCACTGATGTATGTAAAACCACCGAGATTAAACTGGTCAAGCATTGATATTTCTTCATAGTTTTTAGGTAGTTGGTGTAGTAAGTAACCGTAGTACTTTTCGCCATTTAAAGTAATAACTTTAAGTTGGTGTTTTTTAATGGTATTAGGCATAATATATAATTTTAAATTCAGTTATATTATCTTTTAGTAAACAAATTTATTTTGTGTTAGTAGACATCTCTTCAATTAGTATTTGTCTTACTCTGTCTTTTTCTACTTGTTTAAGAGTATCATAGCCAAATTCTCCGTAGATTTCTTGCGCGAGTACATCTAATCTATACTCGACATAGTCAAATAATTCTTTCATAGTAAAGTAGGTTAATTGTTTATATATTTATTTTCTTTGAGAGCTATTGCACTCATTGTCTTTTTCTATAACAAATTTTTCAGTTAGGTAACAAATTGTACTTACAATTGTTATTAGTGTTAATAATTCAAGTATATAAGTCATAATAGTGTGACATTAGGTAGTTAAGTAATTAGTTAGTAATAGGCAAGTGTCACTGTTTATTCAACAGTGCACTCTCTTGCCCATGTAGGTAGATTATTACTATTTGTGTAGTTACCGTATTTGTGCCAACACTCCATATTTTCAATACGTTCTTGGTTTACAGCATACACTTGGTCATGGTCATACTTGTAAGTGATACCTTTTTTGTTAGTAAATTCAATTACTACTTCTTGTCCTAGTAGAGCTCTGCTCAATACAAATCTTTTTTTAGTCATAATATTTAATTTAAGTTATTTAATTACATTTATATTATCTGTTGAGTAACTTATTTAATTTGTGCAACAGTATATTTGCTATTAAAATTATTAGTTTGGTTACATATATATTATCTTGAAGTAGACTAAATGAATTTGTGCAGGTGGCGAGTAAAAATGCTATACACACATGCTATACACCGCCTTGCGGCGGCGTTAGCTTCACTGCTTACTCAGCAGTTACTTGATGCTCTCTAGCCCAAGTTGGCAAGTTGTTTGAGTTAGTATAGTTGCCATACTTATGCCAGCATTCCATGCTTTCTAGTTTCTCTTGATTTACTGAGTATACATCGTCATGGTTGTATGTATATGTATTACCCTTCTTGTTAGTAAATGTTATTACTGTGTTTTTTCCAATTAGTGACTTGCGCATTACAAATCTTTTAGTAGTTAAGTTAGTCATAATAATTTAATTTAATTTAGTTATTTAATTCAGTTATAATATCTTTATATATACTTATTTATTTTGTGTGTTGTTATATTTTAATGTTAATTGTAGTTAAGTCGTTGTGTGGTTGAGTAACTTGTGTTGAGTTAAAGTTATAATATAAATATTCAAATGTTGGTGAAGTAGTTGGATAAGTAATTATTTGTTTTGGAGTAATAATATATTGAATATTATTTTTGTTTAAGTAATTGATTAAAGTTTTGATAATTGTAAAAGTTTTAATGAATAATTTATTTTAGTTACATATATATTATCTATATAAATACTAGATAAATTTGTGTAAACGGCAAAAACAATAAGGGGGCTGGCTAAAATAAAGCAAATTTATTTTGTGCATACGCCAAAAATTTATAGGGGGCTACACTCTACTCCTATATTTATAACGTCCTTAATTATTCGCTTGCCTATGTAATAATATAATCATGAGAAGAAAGCGTATACACGGTAAAAGAAGAAGGAAACAAAAACTGTCTCCTAAAGCTTCTGCAGATAAGAAGGCAAGAGACCTTGCCGCTGCTAAAACCGCTGATCGCAAAAAGAAGAAAGCAGAGAATCAAAGAAAACGCCGTGCTGCTTTAAAAAAGGGTATGAGCCTTAAAGGCAAAGACTATGATCATAAAGACGGTAAGTTCAAATCAGTTAAGGCTAATCGTGGTAACGATGGCATCGGAACTAAAAAAGAAAAATAATGGGTTTTAAATTAAAGTCGCAGAAAGCGATTAAACAAGGTGGTTTTAAGGCTATGGGTAGTTCACCTATGAAAGAAGATGATGTAGAAGCTAAAATATCTTCTATTCCAGATGATGAAAAAACAAACTACTTTTTAGATGATAAAGGTAATCCTATAATGGTAACTATTCCGGAAGTAGATATTGACAAGAAAAAAGTAAGCCCTATAGCAGACGCTATAAATAAAGCTACTGAAGTAAAGCCAAAGAAATTAAAAATTGACTATGATCCTAAGTCTAAAAAAACATTTATTTCAAGTGAAGCTGGTGGTGATGTAAAAGTGAAAACAAGGTTTATAGACGATGTTAAAGATCTTGAAAAAAGAACGTATACAACAAAAGAAGGTGTTAAAGTTAAAGAAAAGAAGAAGTTTTCTAGTTCTGGTGAAGTAGTTAAAACTAAAAAGAAAGCTAGAAAAGGAGATACTATTATCAAAACTAAAACTAAAGGCGACAAAACTAAACGTAAAATTAGAAAAGCTGGAAGTTTACTAAATGAAACTACTAAAAGAAAAATTGATAAATTAAAATCGAAACTTAAGAAGTAATAATATAAACATTAACTAGTTAAAACAATTATAAAATGGCATTTAAAATGAAAGCGGGTAAGGAAGGCCCAATGAAGAAAAATTTCCCATCATCTTTTAAAATAGGATCATCTACTGGCATGTCAGATGACAAAGCTAGAATGATGTTTGCAGATAAAGTTTCAGCAATGAACATGAAGTCTCCTATGAAGCTAGAAGATAATCCGTTTGACAAGGATTTAGAAAAAGTGAATAAAGAAATAGAAAGACTAGAGAAAAAATATGATGAGGTATTCGAAAAACATAATAAAATGATGGACTCTCGCACGATGGATTATGGCACTGCCGAAATGAATCGCATTGAGAAATACTACGCAGATGAAATAAAAAAAGCAAAAGAAAAGAAAAAAGCAATTAAAAATAAAGACATTTTATTCACTAAGCCAACTCCTATGTTAATGAAAAAAGGTGAACCAATGAAGATGAAGAAAGGTGAACCGATGAAAATGAAGAAAGAGTCTCCTGACAAGATGAAAAAATCTGCCATGAAGATGAAAAAAGAGTCAAGCATGAAAATGGGGCATAAGTCTCCAAAAAAAATGGCTAAAAAAGCGCCTATGAAAATGGCTAAAAAGTCAGCAAATAAGATGAACCCTGGTTTTGATAAGCTTCCTAAAGAAGTTCAAGCTAAAATAATGAAAAACAAGAAGTAATTTCGGACGAACCGAAACCTTATATTAACCTAAAACCAATTTAAAATGACGTATTTGTATTACAAAACAAGTTCGTGGACCGGTAATCCACAAGTAAACGAAAAAACTAAAGAGCAATGGCAACATCTTGCAAATAAAAGCAACTGGAGGATTACGCAATTGCCAAATGGTTACTATCAAACAGAAGTATCTAAGCCAAATAGCGACGAATTTGTCGATGTTACGCGTAGAGAAACGCTAGAAGGTGCCGAAAAAGCCATTGATGGCTCTATCGAACACTTTTCTAGAAAATTAGAGGCTACGAAAGGGCCTAAAGTTGTAAAAACTTTCGATAAATAAGCAATAATTTAATTTAATTTACTAAAATGGAATATAATCTCCCTAGCGAGATCGTTAAAGAGTTAAACTTTGGCGATGACGCTAAAAACAAAGTAGTTGCTGGTGTAAATAAACTAGCAAAAGCGGTAAAATCAACGCTCGGCGCGTCTGGAAAATGTGTAATCTACGAAGATGGACGCGGAAAACCAGTTATCACAAAGGATGGTGTTACAGTTGCACAATCTGTAGTACTTTTTGATCCTGTTGAGAACATCGGAGCAACATTAATTAAAGAAGCTGCAAATAATACTGTAAAGCAAGCTGGAGACGGTACTACTACGGCAACCGTCCTAGCTGAAGCTTTACTTACACATGTCTATAATTCTATGGACAAAGCTACTATTAGAGAAATAAAACAAGGTTTACAGTCTGGTTTAGATAAAGTATTAGATTATTTAGACTCAATAAAAATAGACGTTAGTAATAACATGTTAAATCATGTAGCTAGCATATCTTGTAACAATGATGAAGAGCTAGGTAGTATTATTGCTGAAGCTTATACTGCTGTAGGTAAAGACGGTGTAGTATTGATGGAAACATCAGATACTGAAGAAACAGTTGTAGAAACAGTAGATGGTATACAGTTTGACTGTGGATTAACATCACCGCACTTTATTACAAACACAGACAAGCAAAAAGCAGAGCTAGATAATCCTCTAGTATTAGTTTGTATGTCTGAGATACCTAATGTACGTAAAATCCAAAACGTGCTTGAGTATGTTATCAAGCAAAACCGATCTTTACTTATTGTAGCACCAGTGTCGCAGCAAGTAAAGTCGGCGCTGCTGATGAATAAAGTAAAAGGTAACATTAAGGTTAATATAGTTGAAACACCTGGCTTTGGACCTACTAGAAAAGACTCTGCTGAAGATTTAGCTATATTAACAGGTGCTACGCTATTTAATGAAGAACTAGGTGATGATCTTGATGCTATTACACCTAACGATTTAGGTGAAGCTGATTATGCTGAAACAGACGACAAGAATACTGTTTTAACTATAGATGACATGCACATTAAAGCAGAAGGTCGTATAGAAGATGTTATTAAGAAAATATCTGAAGAAAAAAATGGTTTTGTTAAAAAGAAGCTTGAAGATCGTTTAGCTATGCTTTCTGGTAGCGTAGGTATCATTAGAGTTGGTGCTGGATCAAAAGTAGAGCTTAAAGAAAAGAAAGACCGTGTTGAAGACGCTATTCATGCAACTAAAGCTGCTTTGAAAGAAGGTATAGTACCTGGTGGTGGTATCGCGCTGCTTAATGCATCTCAAAAAATCAAACCCTCTAACGAGGGTGAAAAGGTTCTTCTTTCTGCTATAGAATCTCCTTATAAAACTATACTAGATAATGCTGGTATTAAGTTTGATACAAAGCTGGAAGAAGCTTGTGGGTTAGATGTAGTTACTGGTAAACCAGTTAATATGGTTGACGCAGGTATAATTGACCCCGTACTTGTTACCAAGTCGGCGCTAAAAAACGCAGTGAGTGTAGTATCTACTATTATCTCTGCTGATTGTGTAATCTCAAACATACGGGTAAATGAAAGCAGTTAACCATTATGTAGTTGTAAATAAGATAAAAGAAAATAAAAAATCTACAGGTCTTATTATAACAGAAGAAAACAACGATGATGTTAGATATTCAAAAGGAGAGGTTATATCTTTTGGAAACTTAGTAGAGTTCGTTAAAGAAGGTGATGTTGTATGGTACGATAGACACGCTGGTCATGGAATAGAATTTGAAGAAAAGTTTTATTTTGTAATAAAGGCAAGTGATATTGTATTAGTAGATTAAACATGAACCACAAACTATAATCCTTAAACTTAAAATCTAAAACAAATTATTTATTAATCATTAAAACTTTTTAAAAATGGAAAAATTGTTGTATTTCAACACGGCTACTGAAGATAGCTTAGCTGTACCAGCTAGCAATCTTTACTTAATTGACGGTGGTGATGATACTGTTACTTTAAGTTTTACTCCAAAAGGAGCTAACGGTTCTTTACTTTCCACAGTTGTTCTTAACTGTGCTAATGGTGCTTCTGACGCTTTAGTTTTAGCTATTGCTCAAGCTTGCGCTGGTGGAAGAGCTGACGAAGTAGTAGTTGTCGCTGATGACGCTAATAGCACTTATGTTGATCCTGCTATTACATCTGTTGGAACTATTACCGCTGACGTAACAGTTGCGTTCTCATAATAAGTGAGATTAACTAGTCACGATTTACGTGAATTACAAATCCTTAAGTATTACAGGCTCGTTAGAAAATGGGCTTGTAAGACTTACGGATTAAAAGACGCAGACTTAGAGTTATTGATTTATTTAGACTGTAAAAAGCGTTTTACAAGACAAGAATTTATAGACGGAACATATACATACTCTTGGGATAAAGAAAGGTGGGAGCGTCTAAGAAAACAAGGCTGGATAGAAGTTTGGAGACATAGAAATCGCACGACGATAAAATATAGCGTATATAAAACTTCATTTAAGTGCAGCCAATTGATAAGTAGAATATATAGAGTTCTACTAGGTGAAGAAGACTTACCTACTTCATCAAAAAGTAAATTCTATAACAACAAGTCGTATACTGATAAAGTTTATAATAAAGCAATTGATGATATGATTAAAGACAAAGACAGATAATGGGATTTAAACTAGGTACAGGTAGAAGACTGAAAGCTCAAGGTGGTAACATTAAGAGTAAGTTTAAATTTAAATCTGGCGATATAGATGTTCCTGGAACACCTATATATAAAAAAAAGTTAGACGAAGGCATTTTAGCTGAAGCAAATATGGATGGTTCTATATTTATAAGTGAAGACATGGATCCAAATGATCCAATGTTTAAATATACATTAAATCACGAAATGCAACATTTAACTAAAATTAAAACTGGTGAGGAAACTTATGACGATAATGCTGTGTACTATAAAGGTCAAACTTGGCCTAGAGTAGAAATAGCAGGAAAAAATGTTATATTAGATCCAAATACTGGTAAATATTATCCAGAAGGAAGTAAAGATCTTCCATGGGAAAATAATAAAATATGATAAATAATTTAATAGGTGGCCTTTTTGGCAAGGTCGTAGAAAACGCAGAAGGTATACTAGATAAGTGTATTACAACTGACAAAGAGCGTGATGCTGCAAAGCTAGCGATTAAAAAATTAATGCTTGAAGCAGAAAAAGAAGCTTTTGCTAAAGAAGTAGAAGATCGTAAGTCTGCTAGAGATTTATATAAAGACGATGCTATTATTCAAAAAGTATTAGCAACGTTGTTTACAATAGCGTACTTTGGTATTACGTTTGTAATGTTTAATTACTTTGTAACAAAAAGTATAGATTTAGGAGAGTTTGAAATAAGCTTTATCTCTACTATATTTGGAGCAATGAGTGCTAAAGTAAATACTATTGTAGACTTCTTCTTCGGAGGATCATCAAAGAAAAACGAACAATCAAAAGAAAAATAAAATGGGAATAAATTCAACAGAAGTAGCTTATGGCTTCGGACAAATGGGTAGCGCTTTTACAGATGAAGACGCGGCTATAACTCCACCAGCAGGTAGAGTAATCGTAGCTATTACATTTTTAGAGGAAACAACATTAACAGCATTAACTCCAGCTACAGATATGTTATTAGACGGAACTACCGGTGCTGATCTAGCTGGATCTGCAATATCTTTTGGTAGCACAACTGCTAAAGCTGTAAACGGCGGTAATGCAGCAGAAATAGATAGTGCTACTAAATTTCCTGCAGGATTAACTATATACGGCAGATGGTCAAGTGTTGATCCTAGTGCAGCTTCAACAACTGGCGGTATAATCTGTTATTTCGGACATTAATGTTAGGATTAGGAAATAGCATAATATCATCTCCTAAGCTAGGCTCTGCTTTTAGTTTAGATCAAGTTAGTAACTTAGCTACTTGGTTTCAGTTTAATACAAATATCTCTGTTGCAGACTCAGACTCTGACGGAGATGCAGATATTAGCTGGACATCAAGTCATACAGACGGTATAGTTGCTTCTCAAACTACAGACAATCAAGAACCAACTACTACAGGTGGTTATATACATTTTGACGGTAGTAATGACAACTTAGATATGGATAGTACTCTTACTTTAAACGAGTTCACTATGTTTATAGCTATGGATTTAGATGCTACAACTAATGAAACTATACTTGGAGAGCAAACAAACACTCAACATTTCTTACGTTTTGGCTTTGGTAATGCAGCTAATAACTTTAGATTTCGTAGAGGTAACTCAGCTACAAATAACGAAGAAGGTCCTATGTCTGAAAGCATAACTACAGGTGAAGTTAACTTAATGACTATACGTTGTTTTAATACGCCATCTACGGCTAACACCACGTTAGAGATAAGAAGATCAACAAAGTCAGGTAGCACTATTACTACAAATCAAGTTTTTAATGATACTGGTTCTACTTTTTTATTCGCAGATAACCTTTTAATAAATACAATAGGAGTACAAGGTGGCTCAGGAGGCCCTATGGATGGTAAGCTTTATGAGCTAGCAATTTACACTGGAAAAGTATCGGACTCTGACGTAGCTCTTATAGAAGAAAACATACTTAATAGAGTTGTATAATATTAATTTAATTAAATAAAATCATGGCAAAAATAAAAACACCAAAGGTGGAAGATCTTCGTCCTAAAAATATTACAGGCGAAGAATTAAAAAAAGCAAAGCAGATGACATCTAAGCTAACAGAAATGCATCATGCTTTAGGAAAAATAGAAACAGAAAAGCACGCGATGCTTCACATGTTTGGTAATTTACAAAACTCATTAGCTAAATTAGGTGAAGAGTTTAGAAATAAATACGGTACAGATGAAATAGACATCATTACTGGTGAAATTAAATATAATGAAAATGGAAGAGACAATGAAGCTGATTCGTAAAATTACGATAGGCAAAGATTATAAAATAGATTCAATGCATTATTCTGTAGGACAAGATGTATATGGAGGTCATAAAATATGTAATATCATTGAAGATGATGACAAGTATTCTATATACATTACTAAAAACAACGACGTTCTACCTTGGAAAGACTTTAACAAGAATATGGCTATATCCGTAGAATACAACTTAGAATATTAATGCAAAGTCCTTATAACTTCGTAATATCACCCGTAGGTAGCAGATACAACAACAAAATAAACGTTGGTGATAAAGAGTTAATAATAAATTCAGAAATATATAATCATGAGTACACTAACCGTAAAGGTGTTGTGCGTTCTTGTCCTATGCTTGATACTACTGACATCAAGCCAGGAGACGAAGTTATAGTACATCACAATGTATTTCGTAGATGGCACGACGTAAAAGGTCGTGAAAAGAATAGTAAGTCTTGGTTTTCAGATGACAAGTATATTGTTAACAAAGAGCAAATATTTTTAAGAAAAGTTAAAACTCCGCAAACTAGATTTAAAGAACCTATTTGGAAGTCAATGAAAGGTTTTTGTTTTGTAAAGCCTATAGTTTCTACAGATGAATGGAGTCAAGAAGTAGAAGATCCAACAAGAGGTATTATTAAATATACAGACGGATCTTTTGAGATAGGTGATATTGTAGGGTTTACACCTTTTTCTAAATATGAATTTATTATAGACGGAGAAAAATTATATAGAGTATATTCTAAATTTATTACAATTAAATATGAGCACGAAGGAAACGAAAAAACGTATAATCCAGGCTGGGCGAAAAGCAGTCGATGAGTTAATTAAGGTAGCTCAAGAGCAGATTATTACAAACACAGAAGATGATGTATCTGCTGATAGATTAAAAAACGCTGCAGCTACTAAAAAGTTAGCTATATTTGATGCATTTGAAATCCTCAACCGTATACAAGAAGAAGAGAATATTTTGGAAGGAAAGACACAAGAGGAGAAAAAAGAAAGAGTATTTAAAGGTTTCGCGGAAGGCAGATCAAAATGAGTTACGAACAAACATTATATAAAATAGTTGAACCAGTTAAGAAGACAACAATAAGTCGACTTAACAAAAAACGTAAATGGCAATATGGATACAATAAAGAACATAATATCGTGGTTATCTCTAAAACTGGAAAAATTGGACAGATACTGGAGATACAAGGTTTGCAAATTGGCTTGCCAGCTAAACCGCAAACAGTGCACATGCACGACAACAAGTGGCAAAAAATAGAGTACCCTAAAGAATTAAGTAAACTTAAAAGTATTTTTGATTGGAGAGCATATCCAGAAGAAAGCAAAGATAAGTGGTATGATTTTATAGACGAAGAGTTTAAACGTAGAGACGAAGGCTTTTGGTTTATGAACGATGGCAAACCTACATATATAACAGGTAGTCATTATATGTATTTACAGTGGAGTAAAATAGATGTTGGCGCTGCTGATTTTAGAGAAGCCAACAGACTGTTCTTTATATTTTGGGAAGCGTGCAAAGCTGACAAACGCTGTTATGGCATGTGTTATTTAAAAAATAGACGTAGTGGTTTTTCTTTTATGTCTAGTGCTGAAACTGTTAACTTAGCTACTATTTCAAGTGACTCTAGATATGGAATACTATCTAAGAGTGGTGCTGATGCAAAAAAAATGTTTACTGATAAAGTCGTACCAATATCTGTCAACTATCCGTTTTTCTTTAAACCGATACAAGACGGTATGGACAGACCTAAAAGTGAACTTGCTTATCGTGTACCTGCAAGCAAGTTTACGCGTAAAAAAATTACGACAAACGAAAAGCAGGAAGAGCTGGTTGGACTTGACACTACTATTGATTGGAAAAACACAGGCGACAATAGTTATGATGGAGAAAAGCTTAGTCTTTTAGTACACGATGAAAGTGGTAAATGGGAAAGACCTGATAATATACTAAATAACTGGCGAGTAACAAAAACTTGTTTAAGATTAGGTAGCAGAATTATAGGTAAGTGCATGATGGGATCAACGAGTAATTCGTTAGATAAAGGTGGTGATAACTTTAAAAAGTTGTATAACGACAGTGATGTCACAAAAAG